GCCAGAGCTCCTTAGAGGACGACTAGGTTGCCTGGAAGGCTCCTGCCCCTTCCTGAGGGCTTTCTTAAGCAACCTAACCATCTTACCTCAGATGGCGTCCTCTAAGTTGAACTGGACGATCCCGTTGGTTCGGGTCATCGGACGGCCTTGATAACTAGTTTTCTCTAAGTAGACTTTTAGTCTCTTGAGATCACTAAAGTAATCAAGTAACCTATCTCTCTGTGATAGGGAGAACGGCGGAGCCCGTTCCTCTTCCTCTGAGATAGCCGTCAACATGACATCAAACCAAAAGGGATCGTACAGGACGGTATCACTTCAGTGATCGGTGATCTCCCAAATGACTTTTGTCATCGGGGGATCCTGGAAACGATCCGTTTGGTGAAATATCCAATCACGGAACGAATACCAGCCAGGACTAAATCTCCACATTGCTGCGTAGATCACGTTCTGAGGCACCTGCCACCATCGAATTACCCACAAATCGATGAGGGCTTGTGCTGCATCCAGGTATTTCTGGCGAGCTTTGTTATGATGCCATTTGGCAAATCTCGTCAAGAATATCGCCGGTGGTTCCTCTGAAAGAAAAGAGATCCACAATCTAGTGGTCGTTGACCACGGTGACTGGCTCTTTCCTTTTAAAAGAGGTCCCAACGGAGAGATCAGAACCAAAGCAGCAAGGCGAGTAAGCCTTCAAGAAGATCTTGAAGAGCCTAAAAGTCTCGCCACTCGATCTACAATCCTTGGGGTAACAAGTGTACCCTTTCGGACTGCATCGAGGACCAACCCAACTATCATATCCTTCTTTCTGAGGGCCGCAAGAATTGCTCCAGGGCCTAATGGTGAGAAATCACCATAATGGCAATGGACAATTCTTTTAGCGAACTCGAAAGTGGTAGATGATACCAGACCCTTGGAAGGCGACATGTCAACTCCTAAGGACGTCATGATGCGATGGTATTCCATCGCAACATCACGCCCTTGGATGACAATGTCGTCACCAAGGACCGCATAGTGCGGGTACCAATAGGAGAATCCTACCCTCAAGGCTGCTACCTGAACCACTACATGGTGGGTAAGGGCTAGCATACCTCATGAAGAGTAAGCTCCCATAGGTTGACCAACACTATACCGGAGGGCGGTACCTCGATACCACCACTTCGTACAGGTTAACAGTTTCCGTCATGAGTTAGCACCTTTAATCCCAATAAGATAAAGGATGTCACTCTGTAACAGAACTGGTAATCTGTCCGTCGCGGCGGTAAGATCGAAGGAGAAGACCTCACCCCTTAAACGGATAAGATCGGTAGGAGGCACCGAGGTTTGGTTAAAGGTTCCATCTTGAGGGATCTTCTTAAGTATTCGAAATAGATGCTTATGAAGAGGCCTCAATAAAGCTTGGGTTCACCAATCGGTGATACCAACAAGCCGGACCTTACCCGAACCCTCGTATACCTCCCCAATCTTCCGTAAAAGAGGTCTCGACCTTGTGCAGGCTCTGACCACAAACAATATTGGTCAGAGACAGACAAATGCCATCAATCACAAAGCAAGCCAGGAATTGCCCCAGAGAACAGCCAAAATGACATAATGCATCAGAGCAATAGGCTCTGAGCAAAATGCATAGGCGTCTCAGACGCAACCTAGCGTTGCATTGTTGAGAGATGGTCCTGCCGATCGACTGAAGTGCCATCCTGCCGATAGTTTTGGCTTAACCCGGGGAAGGAGGGCGATGACACGTCTCAGCTCTCTCGTAGGAAGGGTCTGGGAGTTACCCGAGAACGGATCTATAATAGGTCCAATCTTACGGATAGGTCTCAGGCCCATCACCCTATACACAGAGAGTATGGTCACTACCGCCTTGAACACCAGGCGAGAGGCACCGTCACCTCGAACGAGGATAAGGCGCCGTAACTCACCTGGGATCAAGAGTGGCAGGCCGCTTCGCGAGCACCTAACTGAGATTATTCCAATCCCAGTAGGATCTCTCGCGAGCCACTTGTTCATGATACGTTGACACTCCTTAAAATAGGAGGCAGCAAAATGCCGCCCACTATTCTTAATGAGATGTCGCATATTACGAACAAGGACCGAGAAACCCAAACCTAAGGTTTCCAGTCCATGAGCTCTGACCGCCATCCAAGCGAACTTATGGAGTTCACCAACCATAAGCCACTTGGTAGGCGTTTGTCGAGCAGCGGTAAATATCATATTGATAGTGACGGCGTCAACGATGCCTCACTATCGAGTGAGACTACCGCTACCGATACGAGCTCATGACCACGAGACCATTGGGGAGGGGGTGTCAGCCCCAAGTACCCAACGGGACCGCTGCTCAAGCCG